GAATGGAAGGCCCAAAATCCTCAATGTGGAAACACATGGCAAGGATCATTGGCGAGGTTAGACCTCAATACGTCTTTGTGGAAAACAGCCCAATCCTCACTTCTAGAGGACTTGGAGTTGTCCTTGCAGACCTTTCCAAAATGGGGTTTGATGCAAAATGGGGCGTTGTATCAGCTGCCGACGTTGGTGCAAACCATCTCAGAGAGAGGATTTGGATTAGGGCAGTATGTAACGCCAACAACACGGGATTACAAAGGAATGAGCGGGTCAGGTTTTCGAGTAAGGCACGGCACAAATCACAATTTAGCCGATTGTCTTGGTGGAGTACCGAACCCGATGTTCTCAGAGTGGCTAATGGGATTCCCGCCAGGGTGGACAGACTTAAAGCCATTGGTAATGGACAAGTCCCTTTATGTGCAGCAACTGCATGGGAGTTACTTAAATGAGTGAATACAGCCCACATCCCGCTATTGAGTACATTTGGGACAATGCGCCGGCATATGCCAAAGCAAAGGGAGAACTGGCGCAACTGGAGGCGTTCAAGTCAAGCCTAAAAGCAATCCTCATGAAGGAATCGGGAGAAACTAGCATTGGAGGCCAAGAACGAGAGGCTTACGCTCACCCAAAATACCAAACCCATTGTGACGCTATTGGTGCGGCAACCGAGCAGGCCGAGCTACTTAAATGGCGCATGACAAGCGCACAAATGCGATTTGATGCCTGGCGTACTGAGCAAGCCAGTAACCGACAAATTGAGAAAATAACAAAATGAAAGATTATTCTGAAAGCCTAATTAAACTTAAAGCAATGCTGCATCAATACCAAAAACTTGTATTGCAGGGCAAATATGATGCAGCCGCTGACATTGCGGTGGATATGCAAATTGTGGTGGTTGACTTGCAAGAATGGACAGAGGCTCAAGTTGACCAAAGCGCAGCGTAAGCATTACGAGAAACTGGCTAACCTTGGTTGCTCGTTGTGCCGACACTTGGGATATGGGGAAACGCCTAGTCACATCCACCACATTAGACGCTTAGGAATGAAACGTGAAAATTCGCCGGTTATACCGCTATGCCCGACTCATCATGTGGGCAATGACGGGTTACATGGATTGGGTAAAAAGGCGTTTGCTCAAAAGTATGGGGTTACAGAAGAAGATTTATTAACCCAGACAGAGGCGTTATTGTGATTGCTACCCTGCAACTGCCGCTACCGCCATCAGTTAACACATATTGGCGCAATTTCAGAGGCAGAACAATCCTCAGTCAGGGCGGCAGGGATTACAAACTAGCGGTGCAAGAGTACGTCACAATCAACAAAATACCCAGTTTTGGCTCAAACAGGCTTATGGCGATCATCACTATCTTCCCAAGGGATAGGCGCAGCATTGATTTAGACAATAGGCTAAAAGGCTTATTTGACGCATTGCAAGATGCCGGCGTGTTTGACGATGACGGACAGTTTGACAAAATAGAGATTGCAAGGGGGTCGATTAAATCAGGCGGCGGTTGTACAATTGTGATAGCTATCTTGTGAGGTCACTATGGACTATCCTGCTGTATTCGTTGCAACCTTGTTCCATAGCGGGACAAACGCACACTTTATGCACTTGCAAACAGACTCTTATGCCAAGCATAAAGCGTTGCAAAAATACTACGAAGGCATCATCGACTTAGTTGATACTTGGGCAGAAACCTACCAAGGGGCTTACGAGCAGATTAAAAGCTATCCCAAAGACTTTCACTTAGCCACAGACCCAGTTAAGTACATCACAAGCGTCAAAGCCTTTGTAAAAGACATTCGTGACGAATTGCCTAAAGACACAGAGCTACAGAACATCATTGATGAAATCGCAGGGCTACTAAACTCAACACTTTACAAATTGAGGGCGTTCAAATGAAAGCGGGACTATACGCCAACATCTTGGCGAAACAGGAACGGATTAAAGCCGGCAGCGGTGAACGCATGAGAAAGCCAGGCGATCCAGGCGCACCAACCGCTAAAGATTTCAAAGAATCAGCTAAGACAGCTAAAGACGAGAAGAAATGACAGCGGCTTGGCAACGCAAAGAGGGCAAGAACCCTGCTGGCGGTCTAAATGCCAAGGGTCGAGCGAGTGCCAAAGCAGAAGGCATGAACCTCAAGCCACCAGTCAAGTCAGGCGATAACCCAAGACGAGCCAGTTTTCTCGCACGAATGGGCAATATGCCAGGGCCAATGGAGAAAGACGGGAAACCGACCAGACTAGCCCTAGCTTTGAAAGCATGGGGTGCATCAAGCAAAGAAGATGCAAGGGCAAAAGCTAAGAATATCAGCGAACGCAATAAGTAAGCTAAACTCAATCTATCTTAAATCTAAGACCATTGAGAAAAGATATGGAAATCAGCAAAGTAGTGAAGTCTGGTGTGCGACCTAAACCACCCGCAGCAGGGATCGGCAGAAAGAAGGGTAGCGTCAACAAGGCAACAAAAGCCTTTAGAGATACCGTTACAGCATTGCTTGAGAACAACGCTGATAACGTTGGCAAGTGGCTAGAAACCGTTGCCCACGGTGATGGCGATCAAGTTAAACCAGACCCAAAGGGTGCTTTGACGCTGATTGCTCAATTAGCAGAGTTTGCCTCGCCTAAACTTGCACGAACCGAACATAGTGGCGTGGATAACAGCCCGATTGAACTGATTGTGAAATGGCAAGACGAGTAGAAACAATCCCGTATAAACCACGGGCTGCGTTTAAACCGTTTCACAACCGCACCGAGCGCTGGGCTTGCCTTGTTGCCCACCGTCGAGCAGGCAAGACTGTCGCAGCAATTAACGACATTATCCGTGCCGCACTCATGTGCAAGACTGAAAGCCCACTATTTGCGTACATTGCGCCATTTCGCAGCCAGGCTAAGTCCGTGGCTTGGGACTATCTTAAACGCTTTGCAGCACCAGTCCTTGCGGCATCCAACGAGGCCGAGCTGACGGTTGAACTCATAACTGGCGGCAAGATACGCTTGTTTGGTGCTGACAACGCTGATGCTATGCGTGGACTAGGCTTTGATGGCGTGTTCATGGATGAGTACGGTGACTTTAGACCGTCAGTTTGGGGTAATGTCGTAAGACCGTGTTTGAGTGACAAAATGGGCTGGTGCGTCTTTGCGGGGACTCCAAAGGGCAAAAATCAGTTTTGGGATATATACGAAACAGCTAGGCGAACGCCTGACGAGTGGTTTCACCTTGTCTTAAAAGCATCCGAATCGGGGCTGTTGCCCGAAGCAGAACTTAAAGCCGCTGCCGCACAGATTTCACCAGACCAGTTTTTGCAAGAATTTCAATGCTCATTCGAAGCTGCCATTGTCGGCGCTTTCTTTGGCGAGGACTTACGCAAAATCACAGATGCAGGGCAAGTTAGGCGTGTTGATTACGATCCGCACCTACCTACATACACGGCTTGGGACTTGGGCTACCGAGATGACACGGCTATTTGGTGGTATCAAGTGGTACGCAACGAAATTCACATCATTGATTATTTTGCAATAAGTGGTGCAAACATTGCAGAAATAGCTAAAATAGTCGTAGAAAAGCCGTATAAATACGCAAAACATTACCTACCGCACGATGCAAGGGCTAAAACACTAGCAGCAGCGGGTAAGTCAGTCATTGAGCAGTTGAGTGAGTATCTAGGGATTAACAACATGGCGATTGTGCCTGACTTGTCGGTGCAAGACGGGATTCAAGCGGTGCGTCAGATGTTGCCGATGTGTTGGTTTGATGCTGAACGAACGCACGATGGGCTTGAGGCACTAAGGCAATATCAGCGGGAATACGACGAGGATAAGAAGGCATTTAGGCAAACGCCTAGGCATGATTGGACAAGCCACCCAGCAGATGCGTTTAGGATGCTTGCGATTGCTTGGAGGTTAGAGCCGAAGGTTAAGCAGCCAGATATGGTTAAGCCGTTGATTGTCGGGCCAGAGAACACAGTTACATTGAATGATATGTGGGCAACCCACACAACCGTTAGGAGTAGAAGATTATGAGTGGCGTACCGAATCCCTTTAGATACCAATACGAACACGTTGCAGCAAGCCAAACGGCTCAAGTATTAGGCGGCACAGGCGCAACTGGTGACTACATTCATCGTTTGTGTTGCACCGTCAGCACAGCTGCCACAGGTAACGTCATCTTGCTAGATGGCACAGGGTTCTCGCACACGATTCTGCCAGCATTGCCAGGCGGCGGTATTGGTCAATACAACATTGAAATTAACGCTATTTCTCGCAACGGTGCGTGGAAGATCACAACTGGCGCAGGCGTGGAAGTGTTGGCAATTGGCATCTTTAGCGCATGATCGTAGCTTCGGTCTTGCGGTCTGGTGGGGACTTTGAGCCGCAGCACGTTTACAAGCTGCAACGAATGTGCGCTAAGTATTTGCCACCGCATGAGTTTGTCTGTTTGTCAGACATTCAGTTAAGTTGCGATACCATACCGTTGCGGCACGATTGGGCGGGTTGGTGGGCAAAAATGGAGTTGTTTCGGCTATCGAGTGCGTTGTACTTTGACTTGGATACCGTCATTATTGGTGACTGTACGGCAATGATTGAGGCGGCAAAACAGCACGATTTTGTGATTATGCGTGATGTTTATCGGGGTCAATACAACCCGAAAGCCATGCAGTCAAGCATGATGTATTGGTCGAAACCTGTTGATTTGTACGATAAGTTTGCTGCATTACAGATGTACACGGCGGGTGGTGACCAGGCTTACATTGAACACTTTATGCGGGACAAAGTAACGTACTGGCAAGACATCGCAGATGGAATTGTGAGCTTTAAGGCTGATGTGCTACCAAAAGGGCTAGACAATGCCAAGGTGGTGATATTCCACGGCAAGCCTAGACCGTGGGAACAAACAAGGATACCGTATGAAATTGGTTGAAGGTTGGCAAGTTCCCGATATTGACGAGTGCTGCATTAACGCACTCTTGGTTGAGCTACCAGACTTGAATGTGAGCTATACCCACATGAACCAGTTTCGCACAGTCATTCAGGCCGGTGGCAATATCGGCGTGTATCCCGCAACGATGGCGGAACAATTTGATCGTGTGATTACAGTCGAGCCTGACTTAGTCAACTATCAGGCGTTACTACTGAATGTCGCAGGCCACGCCAACATTGAGCATCATTGGGCAGCATTTGGTGAGAAACAAGGCACAGCGTCAGTCGATCACCCATACCCTGAGAATATTGGGGCGCATCAATTAAAGGCTGGCAATGACGTTCGGGTGCTAACAATTGACTCCTTTTGCGTAGATAACTGCGATTTCATCCAGTTAGACATTGAAGGCTATGAGCATCTAGCATTGCTAGGCGCAGAACGCACGATCAAAAAGACACACCCAGTTATCACGCTAGAGCTAAAGGGCTTGGGCAGTCGATACGGGTACAGCGACGAGGACACAATCAACCTACTCCAAGATTGGGGTTACGAGATTGTCGGGCGGGTAAACCGTGACGTAATTTTTGCGAGATACTAAGATGGAAGCATTGACCGGCGTTCAGAAGTGGCTAAACGTAATTAGCCAATACGACAATGAGTTCAAGAAATGGGAAGCTCGCACAAATAAGATTGTGAGGCGCTACCGTGATGACAACCGCAATCAGAACACCAACGAAACCGCTAAATTCAACATTCTGTGGTCTAACGTACAGACGCTAATCCCTGCGGTATATGCCAGGTTGCCAAAGGCTGACGTATCTCGACGCTTTGGGGATAACGATCCAGTTGCCCGTGTTGCCAGTCAATTGATTGAACGTGCCTTGGACTTTGAGATCGAGCATTACACCGATTTCAGATCGACCATGAAACACGCAGTTGAGGACAGGTTCTTGGGTGGTCGAGGTGTGGCATGGGTTAGGTACGAGCCGCACGTTCGGGCGCAAGATATTCCCGAAGATGGGCTGCAAGTAACCGAAGATGTGGACGAGGTTGACAGTACGGGTCAGCAAGTCAAGACTGCTATGACGCTTGATGGCGCTATGGGCGAGGAAGTCGAGCAGCAAGAGGAAATCGAGTACGAGTGTGCGCCTACGGACTATGTGCATTGGAAAGACTTTGGACATTCAGTTGCCCGTACATGGGAAGAAGTCACTCAAGTCTGGCGCTGGGTGTACATGACCAAAGACAGCCTGATTGAACGATTTGGCGAGGAAACTGCTAAATCTATCCCGTTGGATGCAGGGCCTGAAACCAATAAGCAATATTCGACCCAATCCAAAGACTTCACACGGGCTAAGATTTGTGAGCTTTGGGACAAAGAAAGCGGCAAGGTGTACTGGATTAGCAAGAGTTGCCCAAACATTCTTGACGAACGTGACGATCCGTTAGAGCTTGAGAACTTCTTTCCTTGCGCCAAACCTTTGTATGCCACGATGACGAGTGACACGCTTGTGCCTGTGCCTGACTTTGTGCTGTATCAAGACCAAGCGACAGACCTAGATATTCTGACTGACCGCATTGACGGGTTGGTTAAGGCGTTGCGTGTGCGTGGGGTCTATGACGCATCACAACCCACTTTGCAGCGTCTTTTAACTGAAGGCGATAACAACACACTAATCCCAGTCGATAAGTGGATGGCGTTCTCTGAAAAGGGCGGATTAAAAGGGTCGATTGACCTGTTGCCAATTGATGTGATGGCGGCAACGCTCATGCAATGCTATCGAGCAATGAATGAAATCAAAACCCAAATTTATGAAATCACAGGTATTAGTGACATTATTCGGGGACAGGGACAAGCCTCTGAAACCGCTACGGCACAACAGATTAAGGGTCAGTATGCAGGACTGCGCTTGCGCTCGATGCAAGAAGATGTTGCCCTGTTTGCGAGTGAGCTATTCCAACTAAAAGCACAGGTTATTTGCACTAAATTTCAACCGACAACGATCCTTATGTACGCTGCCGCACAAGGTATGCAGCCGGCAGATCAGGCGTTAATCCCACAGGCGTTGCAGTTAATTCAAGACAAACCGCTACGCTCGTTCCGTATCCAAGTGGATTCAGATAGTTTGGTGCAGATCGACGAGAACCAAAACAAACGTGAACGAGTTGAGTTCTTGCAAGCAATGGGTGGATTCTTGACGCAAGCGTTGCCAATGGGTCAGCAAGCGCCAGAGTTAGTGCCTATGCTGATCGAACTGGTCAAGTTTGGCGTTGGCGCATATAAAAAAGCCGCACCGATTGAGGGTACGATTGACCAAGCTATGCAAGAGTTGCAGATGAAACAACAGCAAATGTCGCAGCAACCACCACCACCAAACCCAGAGGTGATGAAAATGCAAGCAGAGCAGCAATTTGAGCAAATGAGGATGCAAACTCAAGCACAGACTGAGCAAATGAAAATGCAAGCCACGGCGCAAACTGAACAAATGCGAGTGCAGGCAGATGGGCAGATTGCTCAAGCAAAAGCACAGGCTGAGATGCAGATTGCACAAATGAAGATGCAAGCCGACGCAGCACTTGAGGCGCAGAAACAACAACATTTGCAAGCTATGAAACAAGCAGAACTAGATCACGCTGACCAGTTAGAGCGTTGGAAAGTTGAGCTTGAGCAGGCCACTAAGATCACGGTGGCAAGGATCGGCGCTAACCCTGGCATGGATATTCCATTGCTTGAGGCACAAGAGGCTGCAAGTCAGAAAGTCACGCAAGAATTGGGTAATAATCTAGCCGTTGCGATGAATCGAATGAACGAAATGCAAACTAACATGGCTGACATGATTGGTCAGACGATGAACCGCATTGATGGCGCTGTTGGCGTAATGGCTGCGCCTAAACGAATCATTCGGGGCGCAGACGGTAAAGCAATTGGCGTAGAGGTGGTTCAATAATGGCACTCGTTCTCGCAGACCGTGTACAGGAAACAAGCACCACGGCAGGCACAGGCACGTTAACGCTTGCTGGCGCTAGTTCTGGCTACCAAACCTTTAGCGCAGGCATTGGCAACGGTAATACTTGCTATTACACAATCCAAAGCGACACAGGTGCATGGGAAGTTGGTGTTGGTACGGTGGGGGCGGGAACGCTTGCTCGTACAACGCTGATTTCATCGTCTACTGGCAGCGCAATATCGTTTAGCGGAACGTTGACTGTATTTGTTACTTACCCTGCTGAGAAAGCGGTATACGGCGAAGGTACAACTCTCATTGCGCCTAGCGGTGCTTTGTTACCAGTTGCAAGCGGCGGCACAGGGGTTGGCACGTTAACTGGTTACGTCAAAGCAAACGGTACGGCAGCAATGACCGCATCGGCTACCATTCCAAGCGCCGATTTAACCGGAGTGGTAACTAGTGTTACAGGCACAGCGCCAGTTGCATCGTCAGGTGGCACAACTCCCGCTATTTCAATGGCTGCGGCTACCACATCGGTCAATGGTTATTTGACTTCTACTGATTGGAATACATTTAATTCTAAAGGTTCAGGTACAGTAACTTCTGTAACTGGTACAGCACCAGTTGCATCATCTGGCGGTACAACTCCAGCAATCTCAATGGCAGCGGCAACAGCTTCGGTAAATGGTTATTTAACATCAACCGATTGGTCAACTTTTAACGCCAAACTAACTAGTGGTGGCGCTTTAGGCACACCATCAAGCGGTACAGTCACAAACTTGACAGGTACAGCAAGTATTAACATTAACGGCACGGTGGGGGCAACAACACCTGGCACGGGCGCGTTTACTACTCTTACGTCATCAACTAGTTTTACGCCTACTGCCTACACCGAAACCATCGTAGCAAGCGGCACAGTTGGCGCATCAGCCACCTTGGCAATCACAGCTGGTACGGTATTGACCGCCACACTAACATCAGCCACAGCTTGCACGTTTACAATGCCTACAGCGACAGCGGGTAAATCATTTACTTTGTTGCTAAAACAACCCGCAGCGGGTTCTGCAACAACTGCGACATTTACAGGGGTAAAGTGGAACTCAAACGGCGCACCAACCATTACCGCAACGCTTGGCAGATTAGACATTCTTGCTTTTGTTGCTGATGGTACTAATTGGTACGGCACAGTATCACAAGGGTACACATACTAATGTTCGCTGCACACGCCCTCTTTCAGACGTTTAGTAAACTACCTGTTACGGTAACGTATCTTATTGTGGCGGGTGGCGGGGGCGGCGCTGGCACTACATCTTCTGGCGGTGGTGGGGCGGGTGGATATTTAACCTCTACTACATCTTTATCTACAATTACGTCGTATACAGTTACAGTTGGTGCTGGTGGCGCTGGTGCGTCTAGTGGCGTAAGCGGAACTAATGGTTCTGTTTCTTCTTTAGGTTCTAGTATCTCGGCGGATGGCGGCGGCGGCGGTGCAGGGGGAGGCAGCGCTGGCTCAAACGGCGGCTCTGGCGGTGGTGGTCAAGGTGAAGCTGGCACAGCTGGAGGTACGGCTACTTCTGGTCAAGGCAATAACGGTGGCGCAGGTTCTTCCTCTCCTCGAAGGGCTGGCGGTGGCGGTGGAAGTGGTGCAAGCGGCGCTACTGGATCGGCAAGCGGTAACGGCGGTAATGGAACTGCTAATTCTATTTCTGGTTCATCGGTTACTTATGCTGGCGGTGGCGGCGGCGGGGCTGAATCTTCAACTGGAGGCTCAGGCGGTTCAGGCGGCGGCGGCTCTACTGGTGGTGCAATAGCAGGAAACGGCGGTGCTGGCACTGTAAACACAGGCGGCGGTGGTGCTGGCGCAAACCGTGGCATTGGTGATACTGGGACTTATTCTGGAGGATCAGGTGGTTCAGGCGTAGTCATTATTTCTTACGGTGGCGCACAAAAATTTACTGGCGGCACAATTACATCTTCCGGTGGAAATACTATTCACACTTTTAATTCGTCTGGTTCATTAGTACCAAATTGAGATAAATAAATGTTTGGATTTAGTTCTTTTGCTGCATTACCATTTGCGGGAATCCCGTCTGTAATTATTCCACCAATAATTATAGAAATTGACACGCATGACGGTGGCAAACGCAAGAAAGAAGAAGAAGAATATCGCAAGAAAGAGGCAGCAAAAGCAAAAGCTCGACGGGATGAAGTTTTAGCGTTATACGAGCGAATTGTTGAAGGCAAACCTGAATTAGCTGTAGAAATTGCCCAACCGTTTGTAATTACACAAGCTACGATTCAAGCGCCAGCGGTTATCAATTACGATGCCATGCTTGCAAGTTTTGACAAAGTTGAGCAGATTTACAACGCTTATCTTGAAATGGACGATGAGGACGTTTTGCTACTGATATGAAAAAAACTTACATATACGTTAATGGTGAATTGGTTGAAAAAGGCTCAAAAGAGCATTATGAGAGCCTCGGCCCAATGGTTATGCCAGATATTCAACCATATAAATCCATGATTGACGGATCAATGATTACGAGTCGGTCAATACATCGAGAACACTTGCGCCAACATAATTGCTTTGAAGTGGGCAATGAAAAGATGGAAACCAAGTTGCCACCGCCAGTTGACACACGCAGGGAAGTTATGCGACAGCAGCTGGCGAACATGACGCACAAACAGGCAAATCAAGTTCTTTCACAACTTCGCCGTAAATTTACCTAAAGGGGTATGCAATTGGAAAATACTGAACAGCCAGATCGTCGAGAATTACTGTCACAGCAGTTCGATGAGGTTCAGAATGAAGCACCAGTCGAGGCAGTAAAGACGCAAGAACAACCCGATCTTGAACCACCGGCAGAGCCACCAGTTTGGGAACGCCCACCGGCATCGTGGAAGAAGGACTATCACGAGGCATGGACAACCGCCGATCCAAAGCTAAAAGAATACGCTTGGAAACGTGAAGAAGAAATGAGAGCAGGGGTTCAGCCTTTGCTTACTAAAGCTCAATATGCTGACCAAATGCAGCAGGCAATTGAGCCGTACATGAACAACATCCGTGGTTTAGGCATCGAAGCACCACAAGCTGTGAAAGCCTTGATGGAGGCTGATAACGTCTTGCGCCACGGATCGCCACAGCAGAAACAAGCATATTTTGCCCAATTAGCTCAACAGTACGGCATCAACATGAGCGATGTGCAGATTCAGCCTACTGATCCTAACTTTTACGCCATTCAAAACGAGCTTGCACAAGTTCGTGGCGAGGTGTTAAATTGGAAGCAACAGCAGGAAAATGCACAGAATGAAGCACTTTTGAGCGAAATTAACCAGTTTCAATCAAAAGCAGAGTATTTTGAGGAAGCTCGTCCAACAATGATCCAACTGCTTAACAGCGGTGTGGCGAAAGACTTGGATGATGCGTACCAAAAGGCAATACGCCTAGATAACGACCTGTTTACGAAACATCAGCAAGCCTCACAGGGTCAAGCAGATGCAGCGAAACGGGAACAATCGAACAGGGCAGCGAAAGCGGCTCGGGCGGCAGCGGTCAGCGTTAAATCCTCAACACCAGGGGCGGCAACGAGTACCAAAGCGCAAGATAGGCGTTCATTATTGATGGAACAGTTTGACAATCTTAATGAGCGTTTTTGATAACCTAATCGGAGATTACTATGGCATTTGCCAATAGCTCGATCAGCGACATCATTGCGACTAACATTCAAAGCCGCACCGGTGAACTTGCTGACAACGTAACAAACAACAACGCTTTACTGCGCCGTTTGAAAGAACGTGGCAACGTAAAGACGTTTTCTGGCGGTAACGTAATTTTGCAAGAAATTATGTACCAAGATGCCGCAACCGACAATACCAATAGCTATTCAGGCTATGAAGTTTTGAACGTTTCGCAAAACAGCCCAATTTCTGCTGCCCAATTCTCGATCACCCAGTACGCTGCGGCAATTTCAATCAGCGGTCTGGAGATGATTCAGAACAGCGGTAAAGAAGCAATCATCGACTTGCTAGATGGTCGTATGATGGTTGCCGAAGCACAATTGGCTAACCGTATTTCGGGTGACAT